GTGAAGGTCGAGAAGACCCGACCAACAACAAAGAAAGAACGCAGAGTATGGAGGAGGGATTGGCGAGCCCGCCAGAGACTAACCACATGCGCTCAGTGGCTCCTTGAGTTCAAAAGAACTAAGGAACCAGTGGGCGAAATACAGTTTGTCAAATGGAAGCTAGCCGCCTTCAAGGGTTCTGTTTTGAACCTTGAACTCCGGGATGAAACCCAGACCCCCTCACTTTGGTCGACTGGGGAGGAGCCCAATCGTCGGGCTCTCGTTGGTGGGACGTACGGTCGCTTTTTGCGGTCGTACCTCCTGACACGAGACAAGGACGAAAGGGACAGCCTCATCGACAGTCTTATGCAAACCAAGAAGGGAATGCCTAGACCAACCAAGAAGCAGCTTCGCGCCGCCGAAATGGATTGGTCCAGGGTCCTCTCTAGGATTGGATACCTGAAAAGTCAGGAGAAAGACAAAAAGTTGAAGGATACCTTGCGTGAAAAGATAAAGCAGCGGATCGATGCTTATATCCGAAGAGAAGAATTAGAAGATTCTATATGGAGTGATTACCTAAGAACAGGTGGCGAGTGGGGTCTTGTACCCGACGCGGCCTGGCAGGTAGAATCACCGCTCTACCCGCATCTCGGTGGAGAACGTGGAAGGTGGACCCAGCATGACTGGGATCTCGACCTTCAAGATCTCTACGAGCGTTTTGACGAGGCTAAAGCTGTCCAGGAGGTACGACGTACCACCCTAGAACTGTTTAAGGGCCACGCAATAAGCGCACGCGATGCGCAGGGTTTCTTCCCGAGTTTATCCTCGAATTATGTAAATAGTAGAGCCCGAGCGGGCGCACTTAGTACAATAATCAAGGACCACCCCGAACTTTTTATCGACCCGTTTGGAAAGGATATCCGCGAACCTGGCTATCGCTTAAATGTGAAAAACATTTGCGATAGGGAGGACTGTGAATACCTGATCAAACAGGCGTCGAAGCTTTCGGACGGAATTTACCGCCGGAAGCAAGTCGAGGAGGATGAGGAAAAATTTGATGAGGAAGAAGCGAGTAGTCTAGAAGAGAGGTTGCGCGAGGGCCGTAGTTTACCGGTCTATGTTGCTGAATTAGATGACGTGGAATGGAAATTCCAGATCCTCTTGGCAAACATACGGAAACTGTGTTGGGAGGAAGAAAACCTTGCCGTCCCAATCGCTCTAGCTGAAGCTCTGAAGATTCGAACGATTAGCAAGATGGCGCCCTTACGGACGAC